GTGGATTAAACTACACCGATCTAAATGCTAACGATGGAGCAATCTTGTTTGAATCCATGAGCTTGGTGCACGAAGGCTTATCAGTATTCTTTACTGATACAGGCTTTAAACCAGACTCAGGTGGAAATCAAGGATAAGTAATAAAAGCGTAATAACCAAACAATAGGGAGTAATAAACCGTGACTGAAATCATTACTGATGCGGAACTAGTCAATCAATACGCAAAGAAGGCTCTGGAGGAGCCCGAGGAAGAAGTAACAACTCGGGCTCCATCCGACTCCGAAGTAACTTTGCCGGGTGGTTATCTAACTCCAAGTGGTGTCATTCGAACCGCTGAAGTTAGAGAACTAAACGGCGAGGACGAGGAGATTGTTTCAAGAACTGGGTCAACAGCTAAGGCGCTCAACGCTTTGCTGGAACGCGGTTTAGTTAAAATTGGAAACGAAGAGGTAACTCGGGATCACCTAGACCAGCTACTATCCGGCGACAGAGATGCAATTCTCATAGGCATCAGAACTATTACATTTGGCAGTGAGCTAAGCGTAACAGTGCGATGTGGTAATTGCAGCCAGCAACAACAAGTAGTAATTGATCTGCTAACTGATGTTCCATCAAAGGAACTAAAAGATGCAGTCAATGAACGAAACTGGGTTGTAGATACAAAGAAAGGTGCTGTAACCGTAGCGCTACCAAACGGTATTGTTCAAAAGAAACTTATGGACAATATTGATAAAACAGCCGCTGAGGTAAACACCATTCTTCTTTCTGGTTGCATTACATCTATTAACGGGGCTCCATCAGTAGGCGCTCGAACTGCTTTATCACTTGGTATGGCAGATCGAAACAAGATTATTGATGAGATCCTGAACCGTAACCCAGGCCCACGCCTTGGGGAGGTGAAGAAGACTTGTCAGGCATGTGGTGAGGATATCCCTCTACCATTAAGTTTGACAGACTTGTTTCGCTTATAGCAAGCAAGATTACGAACATCTTCTTAACCAATACGAAGTTCTAACTAGAACCTTTAGCGGATGGACGCTATCGGAGATTAGGAAGCTTTCTTATAGAGAGCGCCTCAACTGGTTAGACCGAGCGCAACGTTATAGCAGAAGAGGAATTAGCTGATGGATAGCAAAGATCGTTTGGGGCTAGGTGGATCAACCCGAGCATCTTTTATTGTTGACCTCAAAAACGGCATAGTTGATGCTCGTCAAGAATTTAGACTTTTTAAGCAAGAGCTTCAAGACGCAACCACATCTGCCCAACGCTTTAGAGATGCTATGTCAAGCATCAAGATGGGCGGTGGCGGATCAACTGGAGGCTCTAATCAAGTTGCGCCGGATCCAGAATTTGCCCCACCCGCAGGTCAAGCTGCAATAGGCGCAGGTGGGGGCGGAGGTGCTCAACCACCTGCTCTTACTGGTGGTGGCAGTGGTGCCATGGTTCCATACGGTCGAGGCGGAACAGTAGTTGCATACACTCCTGCCATCTCCTCTGCTGGCGGTGGTGGCGGTGGTGGGTTCACAGGCGGCACTAACCTCACAGACTTTATAAGAGAAAATCCTGCTGCTGGTGCTTTATTTGCTGGTGCAGCAAGCGGAGCTTTATTCTCCGCATCTGATTCAGTAGAAGCTCAACTTCTTATGCAACGCGCCGCGTTCTTTAACTCTACAGGCCCCGGCGGTAGAAAACTTACATCTGGCAAAGAGGTTCTCATGGAGAACCCAATGATTGGCGGAACATACGACTTTGAACGTATGCGTCAATTACAAGAACGAATGTCATATGAAGGCACAGTTCTTGACAAAATGGACGCAATGCGATCATTGGTAGCCGCTCAAAGCTACGGTATTACTGGTCCAAACATTACTCAAGCCGGTGGTCAATTTGGTAGCGTCGGTATGGGCGTTGCTCAAGTGTCCAATCTTCTTCCTGGTATTGGTGCTGAGGGATCAATGCGAGCTTTTGGCGCAATGCAGCAAGCACGGAATGTAAACATGCTTCGCGGAATTGGTATTCGTCTTCGTGATGAACAGGGCAATCTAAAGCCACCTGATCAAATTATTGACGACCTATGGAAAAAGATTTGTCGCGACTACGCAAGAGCTTACGGTTCAGATAGAAAGCCGTCTGAGCGTGAAGTTCTTATTGGCTTACAGCCAGGCAACTCTATGGACTCTATGCTTGATATGTACTTTGGCAACGACCCTATGGCAAAACAATTAGTTGCTAATGGTCTTTTGTTTAAAGCAAAAACTGGTGGCGGAGCCATCACTAAAGAAAACATTCAAGAGTTTGGTGGAACTACTGCTGCGGTTAGCGCATTTAGTAAGAGAAACGCTGCTGCTGCTCAAGGTCTTGGTCAAGTTGCAAATGCTGGAGCTATTGGTTATGAACAAGCCGCTCAAAGCCTAACCCTGTTAGGTCAATTCATGAACATGCTTGATCGATTTACTGGTGTTCTACAACTAGCTACTCGCGGAAATGCTTTTGTCACCACATTAATGGGATCTGGCAATGACTTTTTAACCAAGATCTTAACTATGCTTTTAGGTATTAAAGGAAAAGCTACTGGCGGTGGAGTAAGCGATAAGGTTCCCTATGTTGTTGGTGAAGAGGGCCCAGAGCTATTTATTCCAAAAACCGATGGAACAATCATTCCTAATATGGATAACAAAAATCCATTTAGACACCACGGTGGAAGCGTAAAAGATACAGGTCCAAGTTTAAGTAAACAAGATTGGGCTAGAGCTTTAATTTCAAAATTGGGTGGATCGCCAACAGACGCTAATATGGCCGCTGTCACATCATGGATGGATCAAGAGGGTGGGCACTGGAATAACTCTGCTGGCTACAACCCACTTAACACTACTCGCATTTTACCGGGATCAAGTCTTATGGATGCGGGACCTGGAAGATCTCACGGAGTACGGCACTACACCAGTTGGGATCAGGGTCTAGAAGCAACTGTATTAACACTGACCGAAAAAGCAAAAGAACGAGGCTATGACAAGATCGTTAATGCTATTGTCAGCGGAAAAGATAAATCTAGAATTATGGATGCGGTTTACGCGTCTAAGTGGGGTACAGGCAAGGGCGGCGGTGGAGTCACAAGTGCTGAAGATGTTGCTACATTTTTTGGTGTTGATCCGGCATCTCTTGACGCTAAAACATTAGCTGAAGTTAATAAACTTCTTAAAGATCCACAGTACGCAACTCAAGTAAAAGATCTTAAGTCTTTTATTAATCAAGGCGCTAATGCTGCGGGCGGTATGGGTATGGTGACAAGCGCACTAAGCTCTGGCGGAGTTACCCACAACTATGGCGGAGTAGTTATAAATGTACTTGGTGACAACGCCAAGAAGATTGCTGAGACTATTAAGAAGATGTTCTCAGACGAAAAGATACTAGAAAAGGCGGCGAGTAAGTAATGGCACTCTTAGACTCAACTAATTACAGCGCCTACAACCAAAAGACATCTGCCGCTAATTCAACTAACTCAACCTCTACAGGTAATAAACGCTTAACTAAAGTGCTTAATGGCAAAACTTATACAGAACTTGATCTTCTTGAGGCAGGATTAACAGGAGGATTTACTAAAAGAAACATTGATTTGTTGTTGGTTTTAGAAGCTGATAAATCTCAAGAAAAACCAAACTCAAGTGATGTGGTTACTACAGCAAAAAATAACTGGACAGCTTCACCTAAAGATTACAAGTTTAATCTTCCACCCCATCAGTGGAGTATTCCTTTACGACCAGTTGAAGTTGATTCAACTATAGTAAGCGGAGCTAATGGGTCTGGAACATCTTTCCATGGTCTTCGTCGTGGTCGTATTTGGTACTGGAACACCGCTGGCGACATTACTCAAATTGACTCTTCTACTGGAGAAACTGTAACTGCGGCTGAAAAAGTTGCTGGGACAAAAGTTGTTGGCGGAAGCGAAATCAATCTAGAAGATAGAAAATATGCTTTTCAGTTCTTATGGAACCCAGAGTCAATCTCTGTAAATGTTGCTAGAAATATGGAGATTACTCCGTCCGCCGCGGATGCTCTTCGTGTAGTAACAGGTGTGTTTCCGGGACAAGAGACAGTTAGCTTAAACCTTCTTTTAAGTAGAACTAATGACTTTGCTTGTATCAAACATGCCTCAAACGGAACTACTGCTGACCTAGTAGCTTTTGAAGGTTATTACAAAAACCGATACCCAAACGAACTAAAGCAAGACTTTGCTACAGAAATGGATGCTTTACTGCGACAAGGAACTCTTTATGATCTTGAGTATTTATTTAGAGCAGTAAACGGATCAGGATTCATAGGTCCCGATGGTAAACCCGGTTACTACACCAATCTTTTAAATCGAGTAACAGCCAACATAGGCTATTTACAACCAACGCTTCTTGGTATAGAGCTCGGACCTGATCAAGATAATCTTTCTTATGTTGGTTGGATATCTAACCTTTCTATGAACCACACCAAATTTACAGAAACTATGATTCCTCTTGAAACACAAGTTTCAATCTCTATTGAATGCTTCTCTGGATCCGGAATAGGGGCTAGCAAGTAATGGCTATCTTTAAAGGCTCTCGCTACGAGTACTCAACGGTTGACTATTTCTCTATCACGCCTGACGGCGCAGAAAACCCTGTTGTGTTCTATCAATTTTCGCCTCTTGGTTTAGTTCGTTATTGGGTTCATGAATATGTAAAAGGTGAACGCCTAGATCAAATTGCGGCTAAATACTATGGCAAACCAGAGTTTTGGTGGATTATCCCAGAGTACAACCCTGAACTAGAAGACATTACAGATATTCCAGCTGGAACTCAGTTAAGGATTCCTAATGTTTAACTATGTAAAAGTTAAGTTTCCGGAGTCCCCTTCAGTACAGCCTTCATTTGTGTACTCAGCCACCCTAAAACAAAACCGATACTCTCATGAAATTATGACAATAACCTTTAGAGATTGGGATCTACCATACGAGGTTGTTGAGCCAAATAGTCCAGTTAATGTAACCATGTACGGTCCAAATAAAAGACGAGAGTTTTACGGATATGTACATCATATTGCTCCAGAACAGACACCAGGCAAAAACTTTGTAACAGTAGTTTTAATTGGTGCGTCTTTCCTTATGAAACGACAATCACAAAAAATTTATAAGAATGCAACGGCTGATCGGGTAGTCAGGGAAATTGCAAAGAAACACAACTTTGTTTGCTATTCAATACCTCATCCAAGAGTTTTCCCACAGATATCTCAAACTGGTCACAGTGATTGGGAGCTTATGGTCAGGCTAGCAAAGCAATGTGGTTATACGCTTAGAGCCACCAACACTGAACTTTACTTCCAGCCAATCCTTGAAGACTATACAAAGTACAGAGCTGAAGCTCCTCGATTTGTAAAAAAGCCAACATCTAGTTTGGATGGTACAACCATCTATTCATTCAATCCAGTTATTGGAGAGACTATAGAGTTTGATGACGCAAGAAAAGCGGCAGTGGCCGTATCTGGTGTAGATGCCCTTACCGCTAGCCAAGTCTCTTATACAAAGCAGAAAGCAAATAAAAAAACTAGAAAGAAAAAGAAGGCAGAGATCCTTGATCAATTTGATACCTTGTCTGTAGTTCCAGGTATTGATGTTGCTAAGTATGAGGCGGAAGCCGCTGAAGCTAGGAATGCGTTTCCTTATAGAGCTAAGGTAGAAGTCATTGGTGACCCAACCCTACGCCCAGACTTCCCTGTTTATTTAGACGGTCTAGGGCAAACCTATTCTGGTTTCTGGACGGTGTTATCTACAGAACATGTTATTGTTGAAGAGGAACTAAACAGACACCGCTACACAACTATCCTTGAAGTTGGAACGGACTCACTAGGAAAAGCAGACAGATGGACGGATAGCAAAGAAATCCTGTCTCCCGATTACCTACCTCAAAGAACTTTAATCCCTAATGTTAAGCAAACAAAAGTAGCGCCTAAAACTCAATTAAAGAAAACTGGTAGACGACCTACTCCTCAGACAGAAACCTCATTTGGATCGGTAAAAAATAGAAGCCGAACCGCATCTGTTTCTGCTCCAACATGGAAATCAGCTACCCCTACCCTAAGCGCCGTGATACCTCAGGCCACAAAGTCTTCAGCAGTAATTAATAGATTAAGCAGGATTTCTAGATGAATATTGATAGCCCAGACAAAAGGTTCTACGGCATATACCGTGGTTTTGTATATAGTTCTAATGATCCGGAAGATCAAGGACGTGTACAACTTGTTGTACCACAGGTCTTAGGCAGTGAAGTGACTGAGTGGGCTTACCCTATAGGTGGAGCCATAGCTCAAAAAAATTGGCCCTATGGAACGTTCTATTCAGTAGCTGACCAAGCTATTGGAGTTAACACGGCTACGGTAATTAATGGCTGGGCTGCGTTAGATACCAGTAGAACCTATTTAGATGTCAGTCGTATTTATGTACAGGAAACTGGTGATTACTTTGTTAAATTTTCTGCTATGTTTATCAAAACTACGGCTAACTCTGGAACTGCCAATCTGTGGTTTAGGGTAAATGGAACAAACGTAGATGACAGTAATACTAAAGCAACATTGGCTGGAAATAACTCTGAGGTATCAATGTCACGCAGCCTTATTCTAGACTTAGAAGCAGGAGACTACATAGAATTTGTTGCCTCTGCGAACAGCACTAATACCTTTTTAAGCCATGATAACGCTGGAGTTGGCCCAGAGGTTCCAGGTATAATTGCTACATTAAACTTACTTGGGAAATGGAAACCACAGCCCAACCAAGGAGTGTGGGTTATGTTTGAAGGCGGAGACCCTAACTTTCCGCTTTGGATCGGAGGAAGCTAATGGCTCAAAAAGCTATCTCATTACCTTTTTCTTTTGACGCGTCTGGGGCTGTTGCGTTTACAAGCAACGAGGCAAAAGTCTGGCAAGACCGAGTGGTCCTTACATTGATGACTCGTCTTGGCGAGCGCATTATGCGCCCTACTTATGGAAGCGAAATTCAAACTTATCTATTTGAAAACGAAGAAGGGGCTGCGGCATCTATAAGAAAATCTGTTTCTGTCGCCTTTAGCAAATGGTTACCTCAACTTGAATTGCTTAAAGTTGATGCCTACTCAGATAAAACAGATGGATACCTGATGATCGAGGTCTTTTACAAATATAATCCTCGTCAAAATGAGCAGAGAGTAAAACTAAAAACGGCTATCCTTACCAGAACTGGTGAGGTTATTTTGGAGGTAAGTGACTGATGGCAAACTATATTCCGCAAACGGACTACACATCCCGCGACTATGAATCAATTCGTCGCGATGTTGTAAACCTTATTCCAGAATTTGCACCTGAATGGACAAACCGAGACCCAGCTGACTTTGGTATGACCATTCTAGAGGCATACTCTTACATGGGTGATCTACTTAACTACTACATTGATAGAGCGGCTAATGAAGCGTTTATTACAACAGCTAGCCAGCGCGAAAGCGTTCTCCAATTATCTCGTCTACTTAGTTATAGGCCAACTGAAGCCACCGCATCTACAGTCACACTAACTTTTAAAAATTCAACAGCTAGTTCTATTACAGTACCTGCTGGAACTAAAGTTTCAACTACCACAGTTGTAAGTGGAAACACCACTCGTATTGTTTTTGAAACTGACTCCGCAGTAACTGTCCCAGCAAAAGTTGGAATTGTTGATGGAGCAGCAACGGTGTCGGCAACTCAAGGTGAAACACCGGATCCAGAAACTATTGGTACATCTAACGGACAACCTAATCAGCTTTACCAGTTATCAGAGTCTCCCGTAATTAATGGAAGCACCTCTGTAACTGTTGGTGGAATTGAATACACAGAGGTCCCATACCTTATTGACTATCAAGGGTACGATCCTGTTTACACCACTGTAACTAATGCTAATGGCATTACTTATATTGTTTTTGGTGACGGGGTAAGCGGCCGCGTTCCACCTAATAATGCTGAAATTATTTGTACATACCGCGTTGGCGGAGGCATACAAGGAAATGTATCCCCAAACACAATAAAATTTATTGAAACTAACCAAGTTAACGGGCTTTCTGTGCTTAATCAGTATGTGTCTGCTACAGATGATGGATCAGCTACTGGTGGGGCAGATGCAGAGTCAACAGACTCAATTCGTATTAATGCGCCACTAAGCACTAAATCTTTAAACAGAGCTGTATCTATCTCTGATTACTCTGCTCTTACTTTACAAGTAAGCGGTATTGCAAAAGCAACTGCTATCGCAGATGTGTACACCAGTGTTAATGTGTTCTTTGCTCCCTATGGAGATAAAGGAGTTGAAAGTGATGGAACTACCCCATCTGCTACTTTTAATGCACTAAAGACAGATGTAACAGAGTACTTAAAAGATAAAATTCCAGCTAACACCACTGTTACCTTTCAACCACCTAGTTATGTTGGAGTCAATATAACCACGGCTATTACATGCCTACCTCAATACCGCCAAAGCACCATCCAAGCTTCCGTGGAGTCAATCCTTAACGAATTATTAGACTTTGACAATGTGTTGTTTAACGACAGAATCAGCCTACAAGATGTTATTTCTGCAATAAGCTCTGTTCCAGGTGTTGCATACACACAGGTAAGTAAACTAGTAAGACAGGATCAAGATGTCACTAGAACTGTTACTAACAAGGCTCTTACTTCTTCAATAGCAACCCTGACCACAAGTGCGGCGCATGGATTTACTGTAGGTCAAACTGTAAGGGTAACTGGCGTAGATTCCACATTTGACGGCACTTTCATTGTTACCGCAGTTCCTACAACCACTACTTTTTCCTATGCTTTAGTAGCGGCTAACGTGTCATCAGTTTCTGCAACGGGTCAATCAACTATTCTTACAGTTAGTGACATTATTTGTAATGTAAACGAAATACCAGAAGCAAATGATATTACCCTCACCTTAAGTGGAGGAATCCTCGTCTAATGTCACGTTACGGGTTAAACTATTACAACTTAGCTTATTACGGTCCAGACAATCCCGTAAGTTTTGTTGCTACAAACTTTACTGCTGACCCTACAGATTACGGAGCTGTTCAGTTATCTTGGAATAGCGCTGCGGGTGAGTGGTCAAAAGTAAGACTTGTAAGAAACCCGTACGGATTTCCAGTTAATGCCTTTGACGGTGATGTGCTTGTTAGCGCCGCAAAAGAAACCGATCCTACTAACTATTTAGATCAAAACCTTTTGCCCGGATCTTTTTATTATTACTCTTTATTTGTATTTGAACTTACTGCATACGCATGGGTAAGAGCATCTAATGTTATCGGTCTGTCTGTAAAAGATTATAACTACAGAAACAAAATTTACGATTCACTACCCGACATTATGAAAATGGAACAAATCTATGACGCGTCTGGGAGTTTGAATAACCAAGACCTTTACAACTTTGTTTCTGTTTTTGGCTTTGACCTAGATAGAACCCACACGCTAATTGCTTTGCTTGAAGATCGATACAACCTAGAGCGCGTCAGCGGTCTTTTGATTCCGTACTTCTTAAAACAATTTGGCATCAACTTTGAACCAGAAGTTGGGCTTCAACAAGCCAGAATTATCCTTCGAGACGCTATTGAAAACTTTAAAAAGAAAGGTAGTCAAGACGGATTAAGAAGCTTTATTAAATCGTTTACTGGATACGGAGTACCAGAGCCACTTGCTGGAACCCCTAATCCAAGCACAGACGGAGTTATTGTAGGCAAAAATTTATTCCTTGACTATAACGACTCTTCTTTTGAAGAGTCTCAAGGGCACTGGATCTCTTCAGATTCCACAGCTACTATAAACAGTTTAGTAAAAAAAGATGTAACTCAATTATCTGTTACTACTAGCGTTGCTAAATTAGTTATTGGAACGCATAACTATAAAGTTAATCATAAAGTAACAGTAAGCGGTAGCCCGTACCCAGCGTTTAATTCTAGCTTGCCTTTAACAATTACAGCGATTGATGCAACTTCAATATCTGTTGCGTCTACTATTACTTCTTTTGCCGCTCAATCTGGTTTTAACAAGGTTACTGAAGCTTACACACAGGTAGCTCCCTACCCAGCACCTTATCTTGAGGCTACCGCGCCTACGGGCTATCCAAATAAACAATCTGGAATTTTATCTGTGCGTAAAACCACAGGTACTGGCAATACAACTATTGAATGTGGAGACGATAACCCGATCCTTAAAGGAATTCCAATTACTGCTGGTCAACAATATACATTTAGTACTTACGCATCTTCTGTTGGTACTGTCAGAGGAATTGTATTAAAAGTAAAATGGTACGACCGACTTGGAGTTTTGCTTTCTACAAGCACGGGATCTTCTACCACAACAGTATTAGACGCATTTACCGCTCGACCAACTGTTACCGCTACCGCTCCAGCTAACTCATATTTTGCAGTGCCTGTTGTTCAAATAACAGCCGCTGATAGCGTAGCTACAGAGCATCATTATTTTGATGGGGCGCAGTTTGAAAAAAGTGCAACGGTCACTGCTTTTGAAGAAGCTAGACAACTTAAATTAACGTTAAAAGCCACAAGAATTAACGAATTAAAAAACCCTCACTTTGCTTCCCCTCTAACACCTTGGAATTTTATTGACGGTTCAGGATCAGTAAATGTTTTAGCTCAAGAACCTGACGCAGATGTGTACACAATTACGCACTACACCGTAGACTCAAATGTGGTGAGGATAGAGACCTCTGTAAGTCACGATATAGAAGCCGGATCTATTGTTGTTATTTCTGGATTAGGTTCCCCTTATGATGGAGCTTTTACTGTTGCTACAACTGGTATTAACACTGTAGACGCTTTACGCAATTCTCTTACTTTTACCTATGCCCTAACCACGGGCAATATTTCAAGAACTGCGGTGTCAGGTACAGCGTATAGATCAGGAACTTCTTTGCGGGTAAGCGCAACGGGATCAACTGTAGTTATTAACTCCTATACAACTAACGCGGACTACATGGATATCCACTACCCAAATACCTCTTATGCGTTTAGCGTCTATGCTCAAATTCTTGGTGGAGGTCAGGAAGAAGTTACCCCAGAGATCATTTGGTACAACAGCTCAAAAACGGTTATTAGTTCTAGCGTAGGAACGGAGTACACAGTTACAGCCTCAGGTACATCGTGGAATCGCCTTTCCTTGATCGCAACCGCCCCAAGCACTGCTGCATATGCTTCAGTGAGGCTTACATGGCAAGTTATTGATGGCAGTACTCTAGGGTTGGACAAAGCTTTGTTTGAAAATGTTGGCGTGATCTTGCCTTATTTTGATGGCAACGATGGTCCTACTGATGGGACAGATCTTTTCTGGGAAGGCACTGCTGCATCCTCTAGGAGTCACCTATACAAAAATAGGTTTGCTATCCAGAACCGCCTTACCAGAGAACTGCTTAGCGAATACATAAACCTAGGCTCAACTTTTGCAATTTACCTGGCTCAGCCAAAAACATAGTAGTATTTGGTCATGCTTGACCTACTCTTGATCGGTATGTTTACCGCGTTCTTGTTAGCCGTAGTAGAACCTTTGGTAAGTTTAATATCTATTTTTATCAATGCCAAGATTGTAAACGCAATTTTTTCTTTGCTGTTTGCTTGGCTGGCAAATTGGCTAGTTGGCTACGAAGATATAAAAAGTCTCATATTGTGGACAGTAGCTGGAGGGTCCCTAACAAGGAGGTCCTATGGACAATTACTATGTGCTAGTAACTGGTAACGGTAAAACCAGTCGAGCAAACATTGAAGCTTTGCTTGAAGATCATTACTACAAAAACGGTAAACCCGGAACAATAGTTGTTGCTTATGAGACGAAGCCCACGCCCGAACAGGTTTACGCGATTCAGTTCTCAAAAGATAAAGAAAAAGAAATCCTGTTGTTTACTACCGAGAACGGTAGATTTGACGGGGCGCCTAGTGCCAGTGTGGAACTAAGTTCCGATCCACTTTCTAGCGCCGTAGACTTTTTACGCGGACTAAAAGCTTCCGCATTCCTACTCTGGTCTGACGAAGACTCAGGATGCCAAACAAGCCTAGCTCTATGCAAAGATGCTGGGATACCCTGCTTTGATTTGACCGAAGGACTACTCCCCCTAACGCCTTCAGACGACCTTAAGCCTGTGGCTGCCCCTGTTATTCCTAAGCAAGAGATTTTAGATAAAGATGAGGAGGACGAGGACGAAGATGAGGAAGAAGAAGACGAAGAGCTAGCCTCTACGGGCTCCAGGATCAATGCTGAGACCCTTTCTGCCTTAGCCAAGGAGGGAGAGGTTGCCGTCCTCACAGCCCTAAAAGAGCTGAGGGAGGCCGGAGTAATTAAAACCCGAAAGGAGAGGATCGGTGGTCGAATCATGACTACTAGCGTCCTAGTGGACCCGCAATACTGGCCCGCAGAAACCTCGGTCCTGATACTAGAGGTATTAAGAAATAGTAATAACTACGTTATAAGTAATTTCTATCTAAGTAATGCAAATATCCCGGCGAAGCCGGGAGAGAAAGAAAAGTTTTTAAAAGTAAATTTTGAAGGAGGCGTTATGTCCGATTTTCCTGCCGCTTATGATCCTGATGATATTGATCAGGCTCGCCAGCGAGCCGACAAGCTTAAGTACGACCAAAAAGCTGAACAGAAGAACCAGCGTTATGAAAAGGCTATGGTCAGACGGAGCCTCGATCCATCCAAGTGGTCAGTCACAGACAGTGCCTACGAGTTTGCTTCAAAGATGTTAGACCTGTTTCATGTGTTGCCTTGGCATATTGGCGAGAGTCGTTTCCGCATTGCCCTAGCCAATGCTCGGTCTTTGTACGGCACCACTGGGTACTACGAGAATTTGATGTATGAGAAGTTCTTTAAACAGATCTCACATAATAAGAAGATCAATGACCCAGAGATTATCTGGAAGATGTTTATCAAACAGTTTGGTAGTCTTCTTGCCGATATCAGGTTGAGCGATGTTACTGAAGAAAGAACCGAAGC